CGTCCTGATGCTGGCGAAAAGCCGGGTCAGACACAAAACTTGTCCGATGGCAAGACCGAGAAGGCCGCTGCCGCAAAGTGCGACGGTAAGGACTGCAAGGGTTGCCCCGAGTGCAAGAAGAAGGAAGCGTCTTGTGCTGACTGCAAGGACGGCAAGAAGTGCGACAAGCACGCCAATGCCAAGAAGGCTGACTTCCCACCGGCTGAAGGCGAAGAGGCTCCAGTTGAAGCCCCGGCTGCTGAAGAAGCCCCAGTTGAGGCTCCTCTGGCTGAAGAAGCACCGGCTGAGTTGCCTCCTCCAGTTGAGGGTAACCCCGAAGCTGAAGCAACTGAAATTCTGACCGATGAGAAGAAGCAAGTTCTCGAAGAGAAGATTGACGAGGCTCAGGCCGCTATCAAGGCTATCGAGTCCGAAATCCTCTCAGAGGGCGAAGAGGAACTCGACCTCGCCAAGTTGGAAGGCGAAGAAGAGGGCCTTGAAGGTCTCGAAGGTCTGGATGACATCGAAGGCGAAGAGGTCCCCGGCGAAGAGGGTCAGGAACTCGACTTCTCCCAAGTGTTCAATGAAGGCGACATGGAAGACAAGGCTGCATCTCTTGCGAACGAAGGCGACGAGAAGCAAGCTGGTGAAGAGGACGATTTCTTCGCTCCTTCCGCTGCCTCCTCACTTGAAGCTTCCTTGGACGACGACGGTATGGCTGACATGCACAACATGTTCTCCATGCAGGGCGCTGACGGCGACCCGCTGGCTGCACTCATTGGTAGTTTGAAGACCGCTGAACAGGTCGCTGGTATGGAAGTTGTTGAGTCCTTCAGCGAAGCTGCCGAGCACTTCAAGCAGGATGAAGCCACCAGTGATGACCGTGACAACGAATCCGACCACTCCAACACCTTGTGGGCGGAGACGATCAAGGACATTACTCCTGAAGAGCAGGGCGCAAAGCGCACTCCTCAGGACAGCGTGAACCAACTTGAAAAGCCAAAGGCTGCTGTGTTGAAGAAGATCAAGACCACCGCAGCGTCTGACAGCAAGATTGCATCTGCCAACAAGTTCGATGTCGGCGAGGCACTCTTCGGCAAGGACGAAGACTAACTTACATTACATCCATACATAACTCAAAGCCCCCGGTTCGCCGGGGGCTTTTGATTTTAGTCGTCCAGAATGTCCTTCTGGTTTGTGCCTTCGCAAGAGTCACAATCGGCGTCTTCGAATGCCTTGTTGTAGAGTTCACTCAACTGTGAACGGAAACTGTTCTTTGTCAAATCCTTCACAGCCTTGTTCTGTCCCTCATTGATATACGCAGCATCAATGACAGTGAGCACTTTACCAGCAAGCTTCTTTACTTGTTGAGCGATGGTGTCATAGTGCAGCATCCCTGAAGCCATGCGACGTGCATCACGAGAGCGGCACACTTCATCTTCAAGAACGTGGAAGTTCCAATCAGACTCGGTGAGACGGAAAGTTTCCAGCCAGAATTGATACCCCTTCCAATTAGACATGGTTAGAGCCGCCTTAGCGGTTTTAAGTGCTTCTTCAGCCTCTGACCATGAATAAAAGATTGAGGGGCACTCGCCGACTTCAATAGAATCCTTTGTACAAAAGTAGACAAACTTTTCAAAGGTGCGGCGATAGGGGTAGCTGGCTTTTTTCGGTTTGCAATTATCAGGGCCATCACACACGACGGCGAAGAATACATCATTTGGTTGCATAAAATTTTCCTCAACTAGACTTGACAAATTCGGGCGTTAGCCCTCATCCACTAATACTCAAAATCTCAGTGAAAACCCCGAAAGTACAGTGTAACTCCTGTGTAAGTAGTGTAACTGCAAAGGCTAAGTCGAAAAAACCCATCGCAAGTGAATAAAGTTCTACAATACCCGACCCTTCTTATGTACGAAGTGTCTGCTTCACCTATAGTTCACGGTTGACTCCTCAACTAAGAATTGGGTGAAGGTGACAAATCAAAACTTCTACATGGAGAAAAATACTATGGCTCTCAAGCTTACGTATTACGGCCAGAACGACACTCAGTGGTCGCCTGACGTTCTTCTCACGGGTGACCCCGGCACAGACCAGCAAACGCTGACTGCGAATGGTTATCTCGGTGGGAAGATTGTTGCACTCGCGGCTCCAGCAGTTGCCACTCAGTACGAGGCGGTAATTGTTCCAGCCAACGGTGACACTGCTGGTGTTATTCCCTTTGGTTCCCTTATCAATGGCCCCGGCGAATTCGCTGGCGCAATTGGTCCTTCGGGTTCCAAGAAGGCTCCGATTGTTCGTGCCCTCTGGCAGGGCAATGTGAACTCGGAAGCTTATGATGCTGGTGCAACGTGGAGCACTACCACTTCAATCGGTGCGTACCTCTACAACGGCGGAGCAACCGCTGGCATCGGCTTCTACACGAACGCTGCCCGTAAGGGTGCGAACTCGGTCATCGTGGGAATTTGCACTCACGTCCCAACCACTGCTGAGCCTTGGCTTGGCGTTGCCTCGTTGCTCTAAGAGAAAAAGGAGAATACAAAATGGCTAACCTTTCTCGCACACAGCAACAGACCGCAATGCTTGGTCAGTTGCTCAAGACTGCCGGTGGTCGTCAGAAGCTTGCTGCTTCGCTCGGCCCATCACTCCGCCGTCGTCGTGACTACATGTCAATCGCCCGTAAGGCTTTGATGGTAGAAACACTTCCTGACGGTGCCCTGCCCATCTACGATAAGGAATTCGACACAGCCGCTATGACGGTTGGTTCGACTCCCGGTGGCTCCTTTGTGGAAGCTTTCGTGGTTGGCGAAGAAGGTGGAGACATCGTTCGCGTGACCAAGCCAAAGCGTGTCACGGTTCCGACGTTCGAAATCGTTTCAAACCCCATGATTCCTATCACGCAGATTAAGGAACGTCGCTTCGACCTCGTTGCCCGTTCTTTGAACCTCGCGAAGGCTGAAGTGGGTGCCGCCGAAGACGGTTACGTCTTCACGCTGTTCGACGCTGTGGCGACTGCTGCCAATGGTTCTCTCATTGGTGCGACTGACCCGGTGTACAACATTGACATTGCTATCTCCGCTCCTATCGACATCAACTCGATGGCCGATGGTTTCGGACAGGTGCAGCGTCATGACTTGTCGGTTGCTTTCTGCTTCTTCAACCCCCGTGACTACACGGACCTGTTGAAGTGGACTCAGCAGAACATCGACCGTGAGACCCAGCGCAAGCTGCTCAAGACAGGCGTCATGGGCTACCTTTGGGGTTCGACTCTGCTCCAGTCCCGTAAGGTTGGCTATGGTTGCGTGTACATTCTGGCCGATGCCGAGTTCCTCGGTGTCATCCCTGAGCGTATTCCGCTTACCGTCATGTCGGCTGACCGCCCTGACTTGCGTCAGATTGGTTTCTCGATTTTTGAGAACCTTGGCTTCTTGGTCTTCAACCCGTCTGGTGTTCAGCGTCTGACCGTTACTGGCCGCTTCAACTCCACAAAGAACGTCGGCGAGAACTAATAGCTGACTTCGAGACTCAAACCAGAGAGGCACTCCTTCGGGAGTGCCTTTTTGCTGCCCGGTAACTGGGAGCTAACTTCATTTAACCCAATATACGCTTCTTTATTGAGTATTAGTTGTCTGAGGAGGCGTCTCAAAGGCCCATGCAAAAATCCTACGTAGCCAAGCACACCATCAATTTTGTGAACTTCGAGTTCTACATCCGCCCCGGCGACCTTCTGGTACATGATCCCGCTAACCAGAATCGCCTTACTGTGTATCGCAATGGGCAAATTGTCAAGGTGGTAAAACAGAACCCGCTGGGTGTCGTAGCTATGCTAAAGAGTAAGTTCATCGAAGAGGTTACTACACCCTCTCCAACGCCTGTGGCGGCTCCCATACCTGTGGAAGCACCCAAGGCTGTTCTAGCGGTCTCCGACGCGCCTGAGAGCCCCACAAAGGCAGAGATTGCCATCAAGCGGCGTAAGGCACACGGTGAAGAAGTTCTCATCGCTGACAATCCTCGTTTAGTAGCCAAAAAAGAAACTGAAGAGAACGATGAAACTCACGCCCCCACACTTTAGGACAGACGGGGTGGAACACAAACCTTGTCCTTATTGTGGAAGCGAAAATCACGGTCCACCCGTTGGCACCAGCCAGTCCTATCATTGGCGTGCTGATAACTGCCCCAAGGAACTCAAAAAGTTACAAAGAAAGAACAACCAGATACGAGCAGGTCAACGTATCAAGAACTGGAACTCGGAGAAATAGTTTGTCTCGTACCCCTCGTACCCTCTGGATTGAGGCTATCCAAAAGTGTGACGGTCGTTGTTGGTTCTGTGGCCGGGAAGCCAAAACAATCGACCATGCAACGCCTCGTGCTCAAGGCGGCACCAACCGGAGCGACAACCTCCTCCCCGCTTGTGTTTCCTGTAACAACCTCAAAGGAGACATGACCGTTCGTCAGTTCCGCAAATACATCAAAGCATTGATGGTTAGGAAGATGATTTCTAACGGCATGATATGGGGCGGAACGGCGGGGCTCATCGTTCTTTTCTACGGAGAGGGTTGCGAAAACCCACTCAAGTATTGACTGACTATGGCTTTCTACCATAGAGGCTAAGTCTGCGTGAGCGAACTAAACTACATTGATGCGGTTAGCACTCTGCTCTTCAAGACAGTAACCCCGGATGTTTGGAATGCCATTCAGGACGAGGGATTGGATGAGGAACAGGATGCTCCAAATTTTGTCCAATGGGATGCGGCGATTCTTCCTATAAGTGAGGAAGATGCAGTCGGCTTGCGCCAGTTCAATGAAGCCACGATTGAAAAATTCAACTCTTTCGACATCGCGTTGAAAGAGAAGTTTGGCGGTAAAATCATCGACCTGATTGATTATGAAGCCGGGGTTGTTCATCTCGTGAAGACAACCAATTCAAAGAGAGCCTCACTATTTTTCATATCCATTCCACTGGGACAGTGTAAAGCACCTATCACCAAAGTTGCCATCTCAGTACCGGAGTTGGTTGCTCAGACAAACGCTTTCTCAGTCAAACGGCGTCCGGGATGCGAAGCGTCTCTCCTTGATTCAAACCCCAAACAGCTTTTCCTTCATTACAATGTCAAGTGCCGTGAATCCTACTCCGACCCATCCGGTCACGATGTGCGCGTTAAGTTCGATGTCTCTAAGGTACAGGAAACACAGAACGCCAACGACCTCGATGTGCAGTTGAATTGTTCCTGCCCCGCCTTTTTGTATTGGGGAGCCCAGTGGAATCTTCACCAGCGTGATGGTCTCCTCGGCAAGCCCCGTCCTGAACTTGTGGCACCAACGCAACGACTCGACCTGCGTGGTAACTTTGTCATCTGCAAGCATTGCAAGGCTGTGCTCGAACGCATCCTCCCCTCCGTCCAACACAACATCATCAATATCGTTCGCGAGATGGAGGTTCGCAAGAACAAGGAGCAACTGAAGCAGAAGGAAACTCCTGACCGGCTGAAAAAGCGGCAGGATGAAATGAAGAAGCGGCAGGAACTGAAGAAAATCCGCAAGTTGAAGAACAAGGAGATTCAACAAAAGCTGCTCGATGCTTTGCGGCAGCGGGAGGAGGAAGAATCTCTCGGTAAAATCAAGCACGAAGAAGACAAAGCCCTCGCTCAAGAGGGACAGAATCCTGATGTTGTTGGTCGTGACCATCCGGCCACTCTTCCGGCTCCTGCCACGGTGGAGACACCTAAGACAGAGGACATCACTGAGGAAGAGCCCGAGGGTGAAGAAGACCTCACCGCGTTAACTGAGCAGGAAGAAGAAAAGCTTCGCGAAGAACATCACAAGAAAATCAAGAATCAACCTCACTTACATAAG